GGATGTTGTAATTTCTTCCCCACCAGCTGCATCCATATCGATTGCCGCTAGAGTAGTTGGCCACATATTGAAAAATTCATATGTTGCTACTACAGAATCATCTCTTCCTAACTGAGAAATAGTCGCTTTGTCTACCATATAATCGTATCCAAGCTCCTCAACTGTAGAATCGTCCATAGGTACAATAGTACCCATCCACTGCTCTATAGCTGTTCTTGCCGAAAATTCTGAATCATTATAGATACCAACAGTCCAATCTTCGAATGATCTGTTACCAGCTAAGTTGAATGTCAACCCTCGGTGAATTATTTCTACAGGTTCAATAGTTTGTCCTGGTAACGCTGCAGTCTTACATAAAAACTGAATTTTGTTACCTGTTCTTGGTATGAATACCTCGAACCTATTGGCTCTGAGACCAGCTCCTACGAGGTTTGCTTTAAATTGGTTTATAGTTGCCATTTTTTACCTCCCTTATAAGTTTGTTGCTGATTCTTGAGCACCATCAGGAGCTCCATAGACTTCTTCGAAATCTACACCACTTCTTGATGCTACAAAAGTTAAAGTTATGAAGTTGATTGATCTAGCTGGCTTCACAAAGATTGAAGCTACGAACTGAGAAGCGTCAACAACGCCTGCTGTGTTATTTGTCTCGTCACAGATAACTGAGAAATCAAAAATTCCTCGTCTACCTTGAACTTGTCTTAAGAAAGGTTCAATAGCCGCTCTAAAATTAGCTCTTGTAAATGAATCGTTAAACTCAAATAGTTGGAACTTAGCTGCTGTTGAAATAGCTTTCTCTAACACTATGAACAATCTACGAACATTAATTCTTGAGAAAGCACTTGAGTCATTAGCTGCTAGTGTTTTATCTCCGAATAATACTGTTCCTTGTCCTGAAAATGTAACAACTGGATTAACTCTAGCTCTATAGAGTAAATCTCTATCAGCTTTTGTAGGGTTAAACGCTAGTTTTGTTACACCGAAAATTTGACCACGATTGAATCCTGCTGGTGAATACCATGCATCATTCGTAAAATCAGTTCTAGCACATAGTCCAGCTACTGATCCGTTGTCTGGTACATACGCGTACCTGTCGTTATATCTGTCATATTGGTATAACCAATTTGAACTCATTACAGCGTAAGATGAACCGTTTAAGGTATCTGCTGTAGCTTTAACATTAGACGCTCCCGACACTCCTGAGTCAACACAATCGGACTTAGTTGGTGAGAAAAAGACTACACAGTCTTTTCTGTCTTCTGCTATATTCATTAATTGATTATAGTAACTTGTTAATTCGGCTCTAGTCGTAACTGCAGTACCACTTCCATCGTCTGCCTGACCTGTGCCGGATATCATTAAACTGATATCTTGATTATCTGCACTACCAAAATGTGTATTCCATGCTGTTATTTTTTGTCCTGTAGTCGGTTGTCTTCCGTCATTACCATTAGTAAATGAAAGAGAATCAGGTAAAGTACCTGTACCGAAAGTAACACCAGCAGCAGCAGAACCAGCTGAACCCATAGTAGAACTATGGTCTAACCAGAAAACATACTTACTTTTGGCTTCAATAACTGAAACATAGTAATTACTTGCACCGAAGTCATCTTTAGCATCTGAAGCTTTTGATAAAGACTCAAATTTTTCTAAAATTGTTCCAGGAGTACCTGAAATTTCACCATCTTCGTCAAGAACAATGATATGAAGTTCGTCTGTAACACCAGCACTTGATCTACCAGCCGCAAAAGCTGATGTGCCAGGAGCACCGTTGAACTGTCGAGCGAATTCCCACTCTCTTGAGATTGCACCACCACTTGAAACAGCGGCTGTCAATCCTTGAGTAGAATCATCTTCTTGAGCAATTGTAATTGTTGCGGCTCCAGTTGTACCAGAGTCAAAAGTAATTGCTGATATTTTATATCTTGTAGTATCTGACGCTATAGCTGTGATAATGTCACCAACTATGAATTTCTCACCTAGAGTTACTTCGATTGAAGTACCACCTAAGGCAGATGTTCCATTTGTTGTTGTAACACTAGCTTGAGCATAAGGGTTAGCACCACCACATACTGAAATTTTAAGTGAATTACCTAAGGCTCCAGCACACCTAGCACCATAATTTCCAACAGAGGCTGCACCCGTGTTGTAATTATCGCGATAGTGAGTTAAGTTTTTGATTAACAAAGACTGCCCACTTGTTGTTGTCGCGTTTACCATACTGGTAGTTGCGATTCTAACTACTTTTAAGTCAATCCCGTAATCCAAGAACATTGCTGCAGGGTAAAAATACTCAGCTGCAATATCTGTATTAGCGGGTTCCCCGAATGAGTCAACAAGACCTTTACCAGAACTTACTGTCACCACATCTTCGGCTGGACCCCAACCGAAATGACCACAATAAGCTCCTGTAGAACTTGAGACCGCAGGAATAACATTAGTAGCATCTATTTCTTGAACCTGTACACCAGGCGAAACTTGAAATGCCATGTTTATTATCTCCTAATTGATTTTTTATAGCTATAAAAAATTTATTATTAAACGAATAAGAAAAGTATTTTACTTATTCAACTAGTATTTATAATTTAGTAAATGTCTACATCATCATTTACAACTGTCCAAACATCTCCACCTTGTTTATAGGTTTCTACTGTTGGAGTACCATCATCAATGATACCGAAAGGAACCATATC